GAAACTAATTATTACGGCGAAACTATAAATGAAAGATATCCCGGTGATGGTGGTGTTAATAGTGATCTATTAATTGAAATTATTAAGTCTTATCAAAGTAAAACTTTTTATGGTTATAATAATGTTTTTATAATTACTAATCAATATCATACACAAAATAAGATAATTAATTTAGATTTAAATAACCTTATACCTACTGAAAATCTATCTTTACAAACACAGTGGAAAAATGACTCTTTATCAGCATCTATTAAAAGTATAGTTCCTAGTTTAACCGGAAGTTACAGATATTTGATAGGTACTGAACCCAATAAACTTAATGATGAAATTGCATGTTCGTTAGATGTAGAAGATAGATTTATATCTAAACAAAATATACCAGGAACTGCTTTTTTAAATACTACTATAGAACAAGAACTAAGTGGTGGTATAATAGCAGGTCAATCATTTGATGCTACTTATTATTCAATCATTAGAGCAGCTACCGCAGAAGCTGCATTTAATGATACACTTTTACACTTTTTTGATTTTATACAAGATGGAAGATCTAGAGTTATATTTGATAATTTAGCTTTACCACAAAAGGAAGACCCTATATTAGATAGTATTAATAGTAAAATTTATGATATTAATTCAGTAAAAGATAGGTTATTTGTTCAATATGTAAATATATCTGCATCACAAGGGTTTGTTCAAGAATTTACCCCTGAAAGATTTAAATTATCAGCTTACAAACTTAGTGAAACAGTACATACTGGTTATAAAGTTGACTTTATAGAAGAAAATAAAGTATTAAAAATAATGTCTTTTGCAAGAGATTTATCTTCTAACATAGTAGTAGATAAAATAAATGCAAGCACCGGTATTTTAGAAGATACTCAAACTCTTTTATTAACTGGTAATAACACAGAAAGACGCGATGTTTATGTAGTTAAACAAAAAATATTATTATCAGAGTTAGGAACCCATCCTTTGACATCAAAATATATCGATGGTATATATAAGTATAGAAGATTTGAATTCAAAGATTATAATGAATTAATACTCGCTCCTGGTGAATTTAATAAATTTAGTAGTCTTTCAAGTTTTGCATACGGAGCCGGCGGATCTAGATTTGATTTATTATCAGCTAATTATAATAATTTTACTCCCATAAATTATTATGCTTTAGATCAAAAATATAATAATATTAGAGATCAATTTACTTTTAAACTTAATCTTAATACTTTAATTGATATTGAATATTTAACTACTCATTGGAATACTGCAGGTCCTCCAATATCAGCAACTGGATTTGCTCAATTTACTTGGAGTAACCCAGCAGCATCATTAAGTGGTTGGGATGGTGAGATTTTACCTATAACTTCGGAAGATCAAGCTAATATTGAAATAATTTTTACTGTACCTAATATATCTATTAATAATTATTTTAATATAGACTTAGATTTAAATGCAGGTAAAATACAGCTTTATAATAATGGTACTATAATTGGAAGTGTAACTTTTAATCCTAATTTGATACCTATTGAAAGAATTATTTACCCAGAATTATTTATTAACACGCAAAATATACGTAATACCCCTATTGATAATATTGTTAAAGATATTTCGTATAATAGTACTGGAGGTACGTTAAAGAATTTAAAAATTCATAATAAATCTTTAAACTATAGTTTAATTAATTATTTAGAATTACAAACTAAAACTATTGATCCATTATTCTTTAGGGTCCCCGGGGGCTCTAGAAATAGTAATGAAGAAATAGACACCTTATTTACTTATAATATACCGGGCAATACCAGTAATTTTATTAAAGTTAACATTAAAGATATTGATATAAATAATGATATAAAACAAAAATTAATAGATTATTTACAAAATTCAGTAGAAGTAGTTACACCCTCTCAACAAAAATTAATTTATAATATAGACTAAAATATGGCAAACAAAATTACAACTGATTTCTATATAGGCAGAGATTTAGAAAACACTTCAAGCGAAGAATATAAATCAATAATTTCATCTAAAAAAATATCTTACTCAGAAGGAAGCGATTTTACATTTAACGGTTCTAATTATATAGGGTATTATAATTACGATGGTGAAAATTTTTATAAAGGAAAAAAATTACAAAATGATATATTAACAGTTAATGAAAGTGCATATACTGATGTTTATAAATCTAAAAAATTCTTCGATAGGACTATTTTTACCGTTTTAGACACTTCGTATACTTTAGATGATATATTATTTAAACCGAATGAAATTATTAATAAAAATTCTATAAATTTTAAACTAAATTTAATGTATGAAAATTTTATTGATTTAGTTAGATTTACTAATATAAATGACCCATTAATACCGTCAGAGTTTAAATCATATGCTGTTTTATCTGCCACTGAAAATGGTACACAGTGGCAATGGATATCTGCAAGTGTAAGATTTATTTCAGGGGGTAGTGGAGGTACTACTTTTCAAGATAGTTCTGGATTAGAGCCGCTATCATCTTATAATCATCAATTTGATGATGTTGATAATGTTAACATTGAAACTTTCAGAAGTACTAAAGTTTCTGATGAATATACTTTATTTTTAACTACGAGTTCATTTTTATATGCATTTCAGTTAGATGATAATGATACTAAATTTGATTTTGTTTTAAGTGCAAATGGTGTGGGTATTGATAATCAAATAAATTTCGGTAATATTACGTCGATCGCAGCTGATAAAGAAAATAATATTTTATATATAAACGATAGAGGTAGAAACCAAGTCTATAAAACTGAAACTAAAACTATTATTAATAAAGATAGGACCGGTATACGAAAAGTAAAATTATTAGAAACTATTGGGGGCCCGGGTGATGATGTAACTAACTTTAAAGATAATTTTTATATTGAGTATGGTAATAAAAATATTTTTGTTTACGATGAAATAGAAAAATCAATTAAAAAATTTAGTGATAAATTCATATTTAAAATAAAATATTTAAATGAAAAATTATTTAAAGAGAAAATTTTTACTAGTATGACTTATAATAAAACTTATGATTTATTATATGTTCTTTTAAATGATTATACGGTATTAGTATTAAATGCTAATAATTTTGTTGAGGTTGATAGATACGGATTAACTAGTAACCCTTTTGAATTTAATATACCTCTTATTAATTTATTTGAAAAGCCACAAAAATTAGTTTTTTCTGAAAATGATAGCAATATTTATTATTTACAAACTACAAAAAATGTATATAAATATTTTGTAAATACCCAGAAGAAAAATATAGAAAGATTTACAATTGAGTTAGAATTTGACTCAGTAGCATTATGGAGTACAGTTTTTGCTAGATTTTCTGCTTATGAGGTTGCGTGGGACGATTTACCAGATTTTGAGAAATTTGCTTTAGCTAGTAATGGGTTAAAAATTATAGGTAACGATGCAAATCAATCAGATAAAGTTTTATTATTTTCAAATAGAAGAATATTTAGCTTTATCGAAAATAATACTTATATTTCAATGTTAAATACAAAAAGACCTAATTTTTATAAAAAAAGTGAAGTATTTATACAAAATGAATATTTTAATAATATAACATTTAATTCAACTATATTTAGACATTTGTTTAATTTAAATTTATTAAGTTCAAATTTAAATAAGAAGTTAGTAGCTGAATTTGATACTGTTGAAGTGGATGGATATTTGAGATTTAAAGAATTTTTAGAATTAAGTTTTGAAGATAAATCTTCTTTAGAATTTGAAGATCAAAAACAATTTTTTCTCGGGGTTAATGAAACTTTAACAGGAAATACTTTGAATAGAATAATAACTAATATTTTTAACTACCAAAATAAAATAATACAAGCTATAAAAACGCTGAGGATTGGTCAAAGGATACCCGATCTAAAGACAGTACTTTTAGATAAATAATTATATGTCAACAGAAATTTCAGGATTAGCAGGTGAAATAATAGCGTTTACATACCCTTCAATTATTAAAGTTGCTGATAATCAGTTAATTCCAACAGTTGAAGGAGGTAATAGAAACACTATAGCTATTTTTAAAAATGATAATAGAGGTGATGCCGGTCCTAGTGCGTTGGCTAGATTAACTGATGGAAGTGGAAATTTAACTTCATTAGCAATTGGGCAAAAATTAGCAGGAGCTAAGGTATTTGGACCAACTATTATTGAGGGTGACAGACAAGGTGGATGTGACGATATGCTTTTAGATGTGTTATGTGGAGGTGTTCGTATAGAAGATAATATATGTGTAAGAAACAATGGACCCGGAGCTGATACCAATTTTATACTTGGAAAAACTTGTATGGATAACGTATGTGTTAGTAATGATTTATTAGTTACAAATAATGCAACAGTAAGTGGTGCTTTTAGGGTTGAAGATAATATTGTTCAAACTGATGGTAGTTGTTCAGTAACTTTTAATGGTGATTTATTTGTTGGTGATGACCCATCGGGTAGATGTTTCAGTGTTGATAGTACTTCAGGATTACTATTTTCTAAAGGGGCAGCAAATATTGGTGACAGTTGTTCTTCAAGTTCTATTACTTTAACTAATAAAGGAGTATTGCAAAATTGCGGTGTAATTAGAGGTGATGCTGATATTATAGCTTTTTACTCATCAGATAAAAGACTTAAAGATAATATAACTAAAATTACTGATACAAATAGTATTATCAATGGTTTAACTGGTTATAAATTTGAATGGAAAGAAAATGCAGATAGGCAAGGGGTGGATATGGGAGTAATAGCCCAAGATGTTAAAGAAGTTTTACCTGAAATAGTTCATGAAAGAAAAGACGGTTATTTAGCAATTGATTACGTTAAACTTATACCAGTATTAATAGAAGAAGTAAAAAGTTTAAATAATAGAATTAAAGCATTGGAGGATAAATAATGGCAACTTTAGTAGGAAAAAATATAAATCAAACATTTAACGGATTATTAAAAACTAATAGTAATACTAGTCTCGTTAATTCAAATTTAATTACTGATGGTATAGGTACTGCAACTGCTTTAACTTTAGGTAAAAGTAATAATAGTTCAACTTTTGACAATTCATTAGTAGTATCTAATACATTATTAGTATGTAGCAATTTAACCACTAATAATAATTTACGTGTAAAAGGTACTGGTAGGTTTGATGATAATGTTACTATAACTGGTGATGCAACTACTAATGCATTAACTGCAGGTAATTTCAAATTTACCGGATCAGGTACGTTTAACGGTTCTTTAAATATTAATAATGCATTAACAGTTACAGGTACATCAAGCTTAGTAAATACCACAGTTACCGGAGATTTAGATGTTACTTGTGATTTAGGTGTAACTTGTAATTTAACAGTTGGTGGAGCTATTAGTGCTTCTGGTGATATTATAGCTTTTACCTCATCTGATAATAGATTAAAAGATAATTTACTACCTATAAGTTCTGAAAATTATGTTAAAAGTTTAACTGGTTATGAATTTGATTGGAATGATAGATCTAAAAGATCAGGAAAAGGTAAAGGAATTATAGCACAAGATTTATATAAAATAGATAAAAGTTTAGTTAGAGAAAATAGCGAAGGCTATTTATCAGTAGATTATATTGGTTTAATACCAGTCCTAATTGAGGAAGTAAAAAGGTTAAACAAAGAAATAGAAGAACTTAAAAAATAATTTTTTATTTAGTTCTGGCAATATAATCATAAAAAGGTTCTAAAAATCTAGAAAATTGGGTAGCATCACCTATTCCACCACCGGAATAACCATAGAAATTTTGATCACCTATATAAACTATTTTGCCTTGTATGCCTGCATTTAAATGGCCGCTACTTCCATCCCATAAATGAATTGGAGATTCATTGTTTTCAGTACCATAAAATACTTCATTATATATCGGTATTCCATTAGATCTAGAATTTTGTATAGTTTCAGAATATGCAACTGTAATTTGACCACTATTAACTATATCAGCACTTAAAGCTTGAGTTGTTGGGTTCAGATAAACAGTACCGGAATTGCTTCTATCTTTCCACCCGCTATTCGACCCGGTAACTCCTCCCATATTATATATTAACTCGGTAATTTGCCCAGAACATCCTTCTGCACCATCATCGGCTGATGTATAACTGTTATAATTCCAGTGTTCAGAAAGTTTTATAACTGTACCTCCTCTTGTAACGAAACCGCTTAATTTTTCTATAGTAGTTGCGGTAAATTGAATATCAGTATAATTTAAAGAATTTACATCAGTTATCCAAACAACATCATAAGTATCAGAATCAAGTAAAGTATCTAAATCATTTGAAGAAGATGTATATTGAGATATCGTAAACATATCTATATCATCTTGGGATCTAAACGCATTAGTACCAGCGCCAAAGTAGGAGGTTGAACTAGATGAGTAAATTGACTGACCTCTTATTTCTAACATTTTTAATGATTCAGTTTCTGGATTAGTTGACGTATCAATAATACATGCAGAAACTGAAGCTTTACCATTATCTAATGATAATACAAATCCTTTATTACCGTCGGTCAATAAATCGGCTGATAAAGTAAATAATGTAGTTGCAGCACTACTAGCAACTGTAAATGTACCTGTTGATAATTGTTGCATATCAGTTGAAGATATACCAGTAACCGTATAATTTAAAGTAGTACTATCACTTACTCCCACTGTGTTAAGAATAACATTAAAACTGCTACCTTCATTAATATATAATGGACTTGATAAACTATAAGTTTCTACTGACGTATCATTAATAGTAACTGACTTAGAAGCTTCACCATTATCTAAAGTTATAGTAAACGTTTGTGACCCTTCAGTTGTAACATCATTATTTACATTAAAAGTTGCAGTTGCTGTATTACTCGTAACACTAAAGTTACCTGTTAATGATTCTGAAATATCTCCACTTTCTATACCTGTAATAGTATATGGTACAGAAGTACCATCTGCAACTCCTGCGGTCGTTAATGTTATAGTAAAGCTATCTCCTTCATTTACTGAGGTTGTGCTAGCCCCTAAACTAAAAGTACTTACTGAAGTATCATTTATAGTTATTTCTTTTGATGCTTTACCATTATTAAGTGCTACTGTAAATGTTTCAGATCCTTCAGTAATAGTATCTGAACTTAATGTTAAAGTAATTGAGTCAGTAGTATCCGTTATAAAATTACCGGTTAAAGTAGATAATCCTACAAAATCATTAATACTTATTCCTGGACCTGAAATAGTATATGGTAAAGTAGTACCTGAAGAAACATTTTGCGTAGAAAGTGCGATTTTTACTGTACTACCTTCATTAACTGAAGCTTTATTACTTGACAATTCAAATGCCTGTGTTAAAGATGTGTCATTTATAGTTACTGCCTTAGAAGCTTGACCATTGTTTAAAGCTATAGTAAATGTTTCTGATCCTTCAGTAGTAAGATCACTTTCAACATTAAAAGTTTTGACTGATATATCATTATTGATTGTAAAAGAACCAGTGGTAGATTCAGATATATCTTCATTTTGTATACCCGAAATCGTAAATGGTATTGACGTACCATCATTAATACCAGTTGCACTTAATAAAATTGAAAATGTATCACCTTCATTAACTGATGTCTTATTACTTGATAAAGTATATGATATAGTTTCTGTAGTAGAAAAAGTTACACTTGTTCTTGATGCAGGTATTTCAACATGGTCAGAAGTTGCTAAAAAAGCTTCTAGCGTATGATCCCCATACGATACCCCGGTAAATGTATAACTTCCATCAAAATCTAAATCTCTAACATCAGAACCCCCATCAAGAATTAAATGAACATGATCTACTGTATAACCAGCACTAGGGTCTAAGAATTGAGGATAATACTTATATAAACATGTAAAGCTATTTGATTCTATATTTTGCCCAGCTTCAGGGCTTGTTATAACTAATAATTGTCCTAATTGATCTGAAAGTGGTCCAGGTTCATAATACATAAATGAAGCTGATCCTGAGGTACCTACTAGCTGACTATTAGCTGATGATAAAGTTGATAAATTTAGATAACTACCAGCTTCTTCACTATATTCCATTTTACCATATATAAATTCACTGTTAGTTTTTATACTATCAATTATTTCAAAATTTTCGTCTGGAGAGGTAAAGAAAAAACTTTTATTTTCATATTGTAAATTTTTATTTTCTAAATAATCAACACCTTGTTGTAATTTATTTAAATTACCTTGTACACTTAATTTAATTCTATAATCATTAGCGGATAAATTGCGAGACGTAACAATATTATTGTATCTTGATATATAAAATTTTATAGTACTTTCACATGCATCTTGAGTATTTGCACTTTGGGTTAAAAAAATTTTATCAGGTACGGGGTCATTAATATTAACTATATAACTTTCTTTACCCCTAAAAAAATTACCTGCACTATTTGTAACCACTAATGTAATAGGAAAATTTCCCGAGGTTTTATAGGTATGAAAAGCTGACAAATTATTTTCTACTATAGTTCCATCTCCAAAATCAATAAAAAAGTCTGTATCTGAAATAGATGCATCAGCAGTTTGAAAATTAGGTATAGCATACACACCGCCGAAATTACCAGTATAAACAACTGCTTGAGAAGTATTTTGAGATTCACCTAATATTTTTTGAAATCTATTATCATATATATTCAACGGGATATATATACCTGATAGTGTATTATAATCTTTATTGAAGCTGTAAGACATATTATGCGTTCTCTATAATTATATTAGATAATATTGATTTTTTAGATAAAAAAGGATATTTAAAAAATGGTAATTTTAAATCGTTACCAATTATTTGTATATCATTATCTGAATATATAGGATTATATACTAAGAGACTTATACCATCTACTTCATTAATAGCAACTGAGTTATTAATACGTCTTGAAGTTATTTTTTCTACACCTTCAATATTAAAAATTTGATTAGATATTTCTTTTAAACTCACTAAATCATTTAAATTTAAACTTTCAAAATAGTTTACAAATATATTATTAACTCTCTGCTTTATTGATTGAGTACTGGAGTTACTTAATACGTTTCTTGAAATAACTAAAAATGATTCTTCAGAAATATCTTTAGTTAAAATTTCATTCTCTCCAGTTCTTACCCCTAAACTAAATGCAGTATATACAGGATCAACAGGAACTATATTAATATTTGCTTGTTGTTTTTCTTTAAAAGTATTTATAATAGAGGATTTTTGAGAGGTAGATACAAAATTTAGATTATCATTCTTATCTACATTATTAAATTTAGAAACTAAAAATAGATATATATTATTAGTTTGATTAATAGAATTGAAATTAACTTGATTGAATAAAACTCTACTATCATCATTAGGTTTATTTAGACCTATATTTAAAAAATAATTTAAATATTCATCCACATAACGATCGTTATTTACCACACTAAAAGATTTTAAAATTTGTGAAAAATTAGACTGTAGAAAATTATTATAATCATCTATTGTTATAACTCTATTTTGTAATTGAAAGTTTTTAGATGCATTAGTTCTAATACTTTCAACATCTTCTATATCTACTGGGGTTGTAGATTGTAAAGTATTAGAAAATGCTAAATATTGTATCTGCTGAGGGGTTATAAAATTAAATGTATTATTGTAAATATTGCGACCTATATTATCGAAACGAGGAGTAACATATAAATTTAAATAATTTCCATCTAATACACCGGGGGATACTACTCCTGCTTCACCTGATGATTGTATGTAATATATTAATACTGAATCACCAGCATTTAACTTTTTGCCGAAGACCCCATTGCCAAATTTAAATTCATATAAACCATTTTCATTTAATCTTTTTTCATATGCTGTTGAATCTGAATTTTCTAAAAATAAACTACTTGTTTCATTAAACTCAACTATCTTTTTAGTATTATTATCTTGTACATATATACCTATAGAACTACTATCTATATTAATATTAACATTATCATCATTACTTTTTACTGCTAGTGGTATAATTTCGAAATCCTCTCCTAAAGCTAAAACTTCAGGGTATTCAAAATATTGACCTTCTCTTAATATATTTTCACTAGAAAAATTTCCTAAAGTTTGATCTCCCGGTACTGTTTTGTTAAAAGTACTATCATTTATAAATGAATAATAAACTCCCCCAGCTATAAAATAACTATACCTTTTTATGGTATATGTATCAATCGGTAATAAACCACTAGATTTTAAATCGAATGAAAGTAATGAAGTTTGATAACCTTTAGGTTTATAATCAATTAATTTAACAATTCTGTTCATATTTTCATATAAACTTGTATCCGTAAACATTGAATCTGATGAGGTTTGATTCAAATAAAATAAAAGTAAGTGGTAACTATATGCAATTACGTCAATAATTGATGACATATTGCTACCTTCAAATGATTGGTCAGTATAAATACCCCCTTCATTCAATCTAGTTTGAATTAATTCTTTTAGAGATTTGGCATCAAAAGCAGTATAACTATCTCTTGATAAACTAAAATCAGTTAAATTTTTATCTGCCATAAATATATTTAATTAGTAACTATAAAAACCAGATCTGTTTAGTCTACCTTTTAAATTAAGGGGGTTATTGTCAAATTCAGGTATATTTATAGTAATGTTTAATTCATATTCTTGAAGTTCTAGATCTGATATTACTTCAATTTCAGTAAGTTGAATTCTTGGTTCAAATCCTGCTAAAGTATTGGTTATAGTTTCACCTATAACTCTAGCTCTAGCTCTTGATACAGGTAAAAAAAGTAAATCGCCAAAGTTCATACCAAACTCAGGATTTAAAATTTTTTGCCCAGGAAAGGTTGTAATCAAGTTTATTAGAGAATTTTTGATAGCCTCAAAATTTATAGAAGTATTTAAATCTTTTAAATTTTCAGGACTGTTAGCATCTTCACCTTTAACAATACCGGTATTTACATCTAAATTAATATCTCTATATATAATATTATCATTAGTTTTACCTCTAACAGGTTGTAAAATATTTAATTTTATAGGCATAATGATATTTATTAAATTTTTTATCAACCTATAAAGTTGTATAAAGTATTATTTTTATCCACCATATTTAAAGTTAAATTGTTTTCGTTTGTTTTTTGACCGCTAATAACTTTTAAATCAAGCGGTGATATATCAGACAATATTTTATACACTTCTAGATTAACAGTAGAAGTAAATCCATTTTCATAATAAAATTTAATTGACCCGGTAGATGATATAGAATCATTAAATGATGTATAATCGTGATTAAAATTACTCAATTTTAAAGTATTAGTAGATGGTCTAAAATTAGAATAAATTGTCTCTTTTATATTATCACCATAATCAACTTCTGCTTTATATAAACTTAAACCATTAGATGATTGGACTATATTATCTAATTTAAAGTTTATATTTACTGAACCTGAATATGCAATAGTTATAGTGCTTGTAGTATTACTTGATGGAAATGTAATACCTGGTAATGTTAAATTTCCCGAACCACTTAAAAAACTAAAAATTCCGGATGTATTAGCTATAGAAATTATTTTATTTCTATTAGTATTAATTACAGAATTATTATAGTTAGAATATAGTTCATTATTAACTATAGAAATTTTATTATCTATAATTTTATAATTAAAATAATGAATTACTATTGAATCATATTGATTTTTAAATGTAGTAATTAATATATACGAGTTATCATAGCTATTATATTTTAAATCACTATTAACTATTTCAACTATATTAAAACTTTCAGGAGGGTTATTAAAATTAAAAGGGTATAAAGCTGGTTCAATACCTATACCTATACCATCTACACCTATAATTCCATGAAGCCCATCTTCATTACCCAATAAATTAGATGTTTTATCAATTTCTTTTATTTGATCTATAGTTTTCTTATTTGTATCAAACTTATATAATTCATAACGAAATAAATTTGAATCAATTGCACCTGATAAACTTATATTGAATTTATATATAGAACCGTCATTATAACAATCTTTTGTAATGTATGCTAAATTAGGCTGGGTTAGATCTTTATCAATAATAAGTGGTGAGTTAGATAGTTCTATATAATTACCATCGTATCCGAATACATCTATTATTGAAAATGAACTTAAATCAATACTATATGTATCTTCATATACATTTATATCTAAAATACCTTTACCGGTCAATTCATTAAATAAGGTTTTATTAAATGAAAATTTATTATAAATAGCATTAAAATTTGAACTTGAAAGCGGTTGTATAGATTGTGTAATAGCATCTTTAACATATATTTGTTTAAAAGAATTAATTTTATTATGAAAACCTGATAAAGGTTCAACAACATCAAACTGATTTTCACTAACAGGTAAAGTATCACCTGATTTAAAATCTAAATCATCTATAAGTTCTATATCAGCTGAATTTCTTATAATACCTTTATTAGGTATCAATTGTATATATTCATTACCATAAATATCAGTTTCTATTTTATTTATTGAACCATGATTTATTAATTGACTTATTGAATTTGCATATAAACCATCATTTTTTATATCAATTCTTCTATTTTCTAAGGATTGATAAGAGTGAAAATAATGACTTCTTTCATTTGATTTAACTGTATTTCGAGAAGACGAAGATGATATATTTTTATAACTACTATTATCAAAATAAAAATTGAACGGGTTTTCCCTTTTTGTATTACTTAAATTTACTACATCCCCATATTCATTAGGATCAGGAAAAACGTATACAAAATTTTCTATTAATTGAGGTTTTATTTTATTAATAAATTCTCCATCCACTCTTAATATGGAAAACTTAGTAGGATTAAAGAATAACCCTACACTTCTTTCATAATCTATAGGAGCTTTTTCTTTAGCCATCGTTGATGGAAAATTAACATTAAATAAATTTTTTGCTTTATTTTTTGCTTCAAATAATTTTCCAGATACAAATCCAGTATTTGTTGTACTTAAATAAAAATAATCAGTACCTACTAAATTTTCAGATAACTCAGCTTCAAATAATACTCTATAAGTATCTGTATTATTCCTAATTTTATAATCAATAAAATCATCTTTTTGAAGTAAACTTGTATTTAATTCATTAAACTCTATAATTAATTTATAAGGGTTTAACTCAGAAATAGTAATATTATTTTTATTTAAAACTTCAATTAAAGCTTTATCTAAATCTAAAAAACTGTTAACATTGATATCATTTGAGGTATAAGCTTCACTGGCATCTACTGATTCAGGATTTATATCAAAATAATCATTAAAAGTATCGTAACCTAATTCTATATCTACCCTTAGACCTGATAAAGAAACTTTATTTCCAACATAATCAGGACTGCTAAAAAAATTATTAATATTGTTTATTATTTGATCTTTAACACTAAAATTACTACCTTTACCTTGTTTTTGTCTTATTTCTCTCTGAAAGGTATTTCTTTTTTCTCTATAATAATTTAAAATTTCTACTATTTTTTTTCTATAGAAGGGAATGATATTAGTTAGTGAATCTTGCTCGAAAAAATCAATAGTGTTAAAAAATCTTCTTTGTTCTTGAGTAGAATATTTTAAAGTTAAATCATTGAAAAAATTTAAATAAATTGACTTTATATTAACTGAATTATCTTTATTGTTATCAAAATTGGTTTGTTTCCAATTACTTAAATATTTTTTATATTGATTAAAATTTTCTAAATCATTATTATCTATAACTTCAATATAATTTAAATATTCTATAAAATTAAAAGGACTACCAACATCATATTTATCATCAGATAAATTGTTGGTAATACTATTATAAACTACATACTCTTTAAATTTTATCATTACAATAATATTTAATACTTAATTATTCTTCAGGTGGTAGACCATGAGCAGTACCTTGAGCAGTTAAAGCCCCTGTATATGTTCTTCCATCACCCACACCGTTAGCCCCTGATAAAGAGGTAACTTCTATACCAGTTTTTTGATTATTAAATTGAGGTGAAGCTATTACTCTGTTCTCACTATTAATTCCTTGATTTTTTGCTGAAATACGAACACCTTCATTTTTTTCAGTTAAAGTTAATGGTAAATTTTCAAATGAATGAGTGTGTGGATAAGTTACTAGAGTATCTGGTGCAGGTACTCCTCCTAATGTCCCACCGTATAAAGATATAGTTGACCCAGGATAAGAACCACCAGGTGGTACTATAGCCCAACCTATAACTGCATTTTGTACTGTTTGACCTAAAGTTTGGGTAGCATTTGTTATTTGTGTTTCAGTAGGAGCAGTAACGTGTTGCAAAAATACCTCTCCTTCTACTGATAAGCCACCCCCTATAACTAAGTTTTTACTAACACCTAAACCACTATCAATTAAAACTTGTCTTTGACGTTTATTACGTATTCTTAAAATTTCTGCACTTATATTAATAACTTTACCATCTATATTAACTTCATTTTCTGAACCAATATTAACTTGTTGACCTGCTATATTAGTAATACTTCCTGATATATTTGTCGGACCATAAGACTTTAAATTAATACCCCCTGCACCTACCATTACGTTAAATCTATTATTAACATTTAAATTATAAGTACCGCCAGGAAGATCTTGAACATCAACATATTCTAACAATGGTCCTGAATCACTATTAACGTATGTGGTGCGTGTACCTACTAAAACTTCATTATCTAATAATTTACCAATAGGATCAAGTCTTATACTGCCATAATCATTCATTACAGTACCGATATTTTCTAATTTATTTTTACTTATTTCTATAATTTCACTACCACCAAGACCAAAGTTCTTTTCTTTAATCATTAAATCTGCTTGTATTTCTAATATTTCTTTAGTTAAATCTTTAACTTGGGGTTCCCATTTACCATCTTGAGTTGAAGGGCTTTTTCCTATACCGTTTATAAATGGTTTACCCGATTCATTAGGCCAATTTTCATTATTTGAACCCATAGTGGTCGAAGCAGGAGATTTAGGGTCAGTACTTTTTAAAAGACTTATATTTTCATCATAAATAGGTGCTTCACCACCCCCTAACGTAGCAGCTATATTTAATTGTGGAAAACCACTACTGCTAAAACTATTGCTGTTATTTAAACCAAAATATCTTCTAGAATTAGTTACAGGGAAATCAGCAAATGAACCGTCTATAGTTTGTTCGTTACTGTTAACTTTTAAAATAATATCTCCATTAGACTTAATATTATTATTATTGGTTCTTTTTATGTCGAATAATTGTTTTATATCTTGAACAGTAGAAAAACTTTTTTTCCATTCTTCAAAGAAACTTTCATTTAAATTACCTATTTTTTTATACTTATCTCTTAGTACAATTTCATCAAAATTTTTACCAGTAAAACTATTTTTGAAACCTTTAACTGTACTATATTCATCATTTAAAACTAATTTTTGATTATTTTTAGTAGCTAATTCAGTATTTGTATTATTATTCAACTCTTTAAAGGAACCTGAATAATGGGTTAGTTTTATTTTTTCATTATGATCAGTATTGTTTATTTCAAAAGTTCCACCTTTTTGATTTAAAACGTATTTATTTCTATAAGTTTTAACGTTGTAATCTTCTTCAGTTGAGCTACTGTCGTAATTTTCATACTTACCCGGGTAATCAACTTCATTATCATAAATACCCTGCCAATCATCCTTACCGAAAGTAGTTCCTATAAGTACTGGAAATTGAGTATTACCTTCTCTAAAAAATACATATACATGGGAACCTACACTTGGTATTCCAAAAGAGCCTTTTGCTTTATTTGAGTATGTATTAGGTTTGTAATTATATGAATAAGGATTTACATTGTTAATATTATTACTATTATTACTAAAAGCATCACTTAATCTAAACATACTTTGGTCATAAATTTCACCCGATGAAGCAGAACTATCTCCACTTAAGTTGCTATAAAAATTAGAATCAGATACGGTAGTTTTATTTTTATAATTATTATATCGTTTAGATGTATTTTCACTTGTTAAGGGGCAACTAACTTCAGCCCACGGTAGTATAGTCTTTAATTTAGACATAATTGGCTCAAGTTGACCATCAATAGTGGTAAAATATTTATCCGTATTATCTCCTATCCAATTTTCATATACAGTAGGTGATAAATGCGGTACAAATACTTTTACTCTACCTCTTCTTTGAGGATCATTATTTTGAACTACAATACCTAAATATATACTATTAAATTCTTTTTCCATATACTATCTATATTTAAAATTTACTTGTTTAATATCCATTTATATATAATTTAAAAAATCACCATTTTCATCAAGTTGAACGCGTCTTTTATCCTTATTAGGTTTATTTCTATTTTCATCAGTAGTTTCAAACGCTACATAACCTATTATTTCATTAGTATCGGGATCTACTATATTTTCTATAACTTTATAACTTACTGAATAATTTACCTTTTCTGTAGTAGTACTTTGAAAATCATCATTTAAAAATTTTAAATAATTTAATGTTTTTTCTTCTTTATCGTATCTATTAGTTAAGTCTATATTTCTTGCTAAAGGATTTTTATTTTCTTTAATACTAAATATTTGAGATTCTTGTTTATTGATTACACTTTTTGATATAGTAGTTTCATTTACAATTTCATTATCAAAAAATGTAAAATCTAAACTATTAGTATCAACAAAACTATCTACACTATGTGATTTTAAATTATTAACTTGATTATCAAAAATAGTAGATTCCGAAATACTATTAAATGATAAATCAAATATTTTATTTTTTTGTTGTATAACTAAACTATCAACAAAATTTAATTGTTTTTGAGGGTCAAAACTAAAATCTCTAATTTGAGTATTAGATAATTTATTTAAACTACCTAATACATCTATTGTACTTTTTCCTGTAATAATACCTGCTTCAATTTCACTACTTATACTATCTAATTGTACATCTAAAACAGTATTTAATTTGTCATTTAATGAAATTTCATCTAAATTTATATTAGTATATCTTGAGGCTAAATTTTTAGAAAAATTATTCAAATTTTGACCAATATTTTCATCTATTACTCCATATAAAGCATTTAAATTTAAACTAGCTAAAGAAGGAAATGGTAAACCTTTTAAAGCATTTGCAAAGGTTATACCACCAGTTAATTTTGATAAATTTAAATTTAAACTAGTTCCTATCATACCTCTTAAATTATTAACTAAACCACCTGTAGTAGTATTAATTAAATTAGTTTTTACCATACTACTTAAATTTTGAATCTTTGATGCAGCTATATTTCTTAAACCATTTGTAAGGTTACCTATTAAACTACCAAAATTTATATTTAGACCGAATGCCATATATATATTTACTTGATATACCGTTTTTAGTGTATATAATTAAAGTATGATAGTATCACATGAAAGCCCGATAAGTATATTAGATAAATCTAAAGAATATAATGATTATGATTATGCTTTAGTTCATCTATTTGAAACCCACCCTAACTATTATGAATTTTCTA